ATGAGTGGCTTTACTAAATTAGACTTATCGAAAGTCCCTGTTCCAGACGTTATTGCAACGCTTGATTATGAACAAGAGTATGAGCAACTCAAAGCCCAGTTTTTATTGCAAAACCCACAGTATCAAGCGGCTTTATCTCTAGAAAGTGACCCTGTTGCTTTGCTGTTGCAAACTTTAGCGTATCAACAAGTATTACAAAAACAAAAGCTCAATGATGCAGTAAAGGGCACTATGTTGGCCTCAGCACAAGGGCATGATTTAGATGCCATTGCAGCAAGGTATAACTTAGCACGCAACACCTCGCCAGCTGAATCTGATGCTGATTTTAGGCAGCGCATTCAATTGGCATTTGATGGCCTTAATACGGCCGGCAGTCGTGAGTCTTACATTTATCACTCAATGTCGTGCGATCCGCAGATAAAAGATGTTGCAGTACTCAGTCCAGCTCCTTGTGATATTGAACTGACCATTTTGAGTCACCTTGATACCGGCCAGCCGAATGACGGGTTAATTGATAAGGTGAAGGACTACTTTTCTGCACAAGACAATGAGCAAGTAGGTATCGACAAAGTGGCATCGAAAGTACGCCCATTAGGGGATAGAGTGACGGTGCATAAGGCACAAGTAAAACCATTTTCGGTGAAAGCGGAGCTCTCTATTTTGCATGGTCCATCCGGCAGTGCGCTTGTTGCCGCGGCTGAGCAAGCAGTACAAGCGTATTGTGATTCACGGCATTATCTTGGTAAAAAAGTCACGCGGGCGGGTATTTATGCTGCGCTGCACCAATCGGGGGTGGAGGACGTGACCTTACTGAGTCCAGTTGACGATATTGTTTGTCAGGCGACTGAAGCACCTTATTGCGAGTCTATTTCGATATTGATGGAAAATGTCTATGGATAAACTGATCCCAACCAATGCCAGTGAGCTGGTAAAGATACTCAGTCGGCAATTTCCAGACAATCAAGCTGTTCGCAATCTATTGCTCTCTTTATTAGCGCTTTCAACTCGAAGTGATGCGCAATTAGTTTGGCTAGCAAAGCTTTGTGGCATGCAACCCAATACGGTATTAGCAAATCCAGATGTGTTATTGCAATGCAATACAAAGCAGTTGTTAGTGCTGGTGGATCACCCAGAGTTTTGTGATGCACAGCAGCTCGATGAATTTGCAAAGCAGCTTAATATTGAAAACTGGCAGTCCGATGAGGCTGATGCCCTAAAGCGTGCTCAAGTTAAATCAGCATGCGTGCTAAACGATAGTCGCTTGTTGCTTGCCAGTGTTTGGGACCCTTTTTTGTGCCCGGTAGCGCTGCTGCCTTGGTTAGCTTGGTCCGTATCTGTGGATGAGTGGGACGAGGCGTGGAGCGAAGCCTTAAAGCGCCAAGTGATTAATGACGCATTCGCCGTACACCAAGTGAAAGGCACGCCTTACGCGCTGCAAAAAGCGCTCGATAGTTTAAATATTAAAACCGAAATTAAAGAGTGGTGGCAAGGAGACAATTTAGAAGCGTTGTCCCGAGGCACTGTGCAAGTGTGGGCACTTATCAATAGTAATTTGGATGAGCAGCAGCAAGGAATGCTGACCCCCCAAATGTTAAAGCGAGTGCGCCGGATTATTGAAGCAGTTAAACGGGGCTCTATTCATGTGGATGTGCAGTTGGGGCTTTCTTACAACGAACGCTTAGGCGCAATTTGCGCCATGCCGTCAACTATTTTACAGCGTATGGATGCACCAATTGGCAGTGGTGTGAATCCCAATGAAGCAATGCAAAAAAACGCGGTATTTGGAGCAGCTCAAAGTAGAGGCGTCAAACACTTAGCTATTGCTGGTCAGGGGATTGTCCCCCCAAGAAGTACAGGTGGTGCAGGTTTTTTTGCTGTGAATGCAAGTTGTTCTGCTAGGCATTTAGCAATAGCAGGCCAGAGCGTCAAGCCGCCAAAACCTAGTGGGGCATATCATTCGTTTGGTGCAACTAATTCTCATACATTATGTAGTTGGCAAGTTGCGGGGAGCGGCATAAAACCAGGCAATAGTAAAGGCCTCTATGGGGTACTTGGCCTGTCTAAAACGAATCAATCGCACCATTTAAACATCTCAGGCCAAACTGTTTTACCTCCTCACAGCACTGGGAATGAGGGTTTATTCAGTGTTACGAGACAAATTATTTATCAACATTTTAACTTACAAGGAGCTGCTTAATGTCTGCATTAACGCTGCAGTTTACCCAAGTTGGCTTAGATGCTTTATTAGCAGCGAAAGCCAATGGTAAAAAAGCACAGATCAGCCATATGGCATTTGGTGACGCAAGTTATACGCCGTCGCAAACCCAAACAAGTCTGCGCAACCTTAAAGAACTTCAGCCAATTCGGGATGACAATTACGAAACAGATGAGAACCACCAAGTCACCGTGGTTGCACTGTTTGATAAAGCCATGTCAGCACCCGAATACGCCATTCGCGAAGTGGGTGTATTTATCCAAATCGATGAGCCCGTGGGCAGCGATGACAACTTAATTCTTTTAGGTGTGTACTCTGAGCCTAATCGAACATTAGGTTATAGAACCCCCGATGTAAAAATTCTACAAAGTGTGACGTTGAGCCTTGCTCAGTTGCCATCTGATAGCGTGGAGGTGAAGCCTGGCATCGATAACTTTAATGTATTACTTGATAACGAACTCGCAGATTTAACCTTGGTGCAGCTAGACACAATGCACCGACAATTAAAACAAGAACTACGATTACTCGCTTTAGAAAACGGGCAATAGGAATTAAGGAAGACTGATGTCAAACGAACATACAACCATCACAGAGAGCTTGGCAAAAGTAGCCACGCGGGCTAACGAGCTGTGCAATACCGTAGATGCGCAGATCAATAACATAAAAAATACATTAAAAGCAGAGCAGGATGCATTGCAAGCTAAAAAGACACAGTTTGATGCGCAAGCTGCTAGCTCGATTAGTCAGTATCAAGGAAAAATGGACGACTTTATTGAGTCGGGTGATAACCGTTACCAAAAAACACTGTCTAAAAGCGATTTCATTGTTCCTGTAGACCTAAAGCATTTAGACGACACAAAGTTTTACCCTGTGGCACTTCATCATTGCAAGATGTTGGATTTACGTATCGAACGATACGTGCATGACGATATTACTAGTGGCGGCATATTGGATTATTTTGTGCAGTTGCAAAACTGGTCCAATGGTGGCGACTTTACCTTTGCTAAGCAATTTCACCACTTTTACTCTCACCGAGCATTCGTTGGCAAAATAGCGGCTGCGTCAACACCGTATACATCTTCTGTTTGGCTACGCGGCGGCTGGTCTTATAAGTTTTACTTAAATGGTCAATACAGCAAAGGACCAGTAATTATTGAGTCAGAAACACAAGTGGTAGAACGTATTGCTAGCACAGATTATTTCTTGGCACCAATCACTGAAGTTCAGCCACATGTTGCAGCGAATAATTTTATTTTAGGAGTATAAAAGATGACGGAACATGAACTGTTTACAGCAAAGCAATGGTTAGAAATTAAAAATATTCGTAACTCCTTATTAAGAGAAACGGATTGGACACAGGTTAATGACCACCCATTTTCTGAGCAGGAATCGCTGCTAATTAAGGACTATCGTGCAGCGTTAAGAAATATTCCACAAGAGTTCAATAGCCCTGAAAGTGTAGTTTGGCCACAAAAACCAGACGTACTTAAAGCATCTTAGATTTGAATAAGAGATCATTATGTCGAGTAACAACTTAACTATCACAGAGCGTCTCACAAATGTCTCTGAGCGTGCGAACGAACTATGCGATACCGTTCAAAATCAAATGGGCCAAATTAATCATGCATTGGCATCAAAATCGGCTGAGCTTGATGCACAGTATGAAAGCTTTAAAGCTGGCATGGTTGAGAGCATTAATGGATTGAATGTCTACAAAGAAGGCTTAACCAAGCGTTTTTCTTTTAAACAGCACTTGTCAGCTGGAGGCTACACATCTGCCGCAGATGGCCCAGATGACGGTTATAAGTACTGCGCAGCGCCAAAAGACCCATACTACGTTAATTTGATAGAGTTTGATGCGCAGCACATTGGTAACTCTTTCGGCTCAAATGGCGATTCATTTAAATGTGACTTTTTAATGTCGCACAGAGGGATGGCGTCTTATTATGACCACTTGGTGATACATGGCGCGTCTTCTCATGATTGCGTTTCTGCGCGTATCGAAGTGAAGCACATTATGCATGATGTTGCATTGAAGTTATTTATTTCTGAACCTGGTGAAGCGCCTAGGTTTATTGATATTACTAAAGCTGATGTGGGCAAAACACTTACGGTATTTTTCAGGCGAATAAACAAAGGATATGGTAATGGTATTGCGCGTGTCTCTTTGTTTGTTGATACTCGACCGCACTGTGGTTCTGAGCGTGCATTCACCGCAACGTGTGAATATACCTCAGTGAATGGCCGCCCATGTGCTGAACGGGTTTCTCATAATCAGCCTTCTTGGGAGCAATAAGCATGGACTATGAAAACATAGTAACAGAGCCGCATGGTGAAGATGTTACCTGGGTTACGGTGAGATCCAAACGTGATAATTTGTTGGTAGAGTCAGATTTATTGGTATTACGCGCACTGGAAAATACGCAATCTGTGCCCACTGAGCTCAGTGATTATCGCCAAGCACTGCGTGATTTACCGACTCATTTTACAACGCCTTCAGAAGTCGTTTGGCCTACTTTGGGCTAATAGTTTTAAATTTGGGCATTTCGTCCATCTCGACTCGCCTTTTCCTTCGAGTCATAACCATCATAAGTCTTAACTTCAAAGAGTAAATAACCTCATGCAAAGATGTACCTTAATTAATAAGGTGCTTGAATGCTTATCATCTGGACTTCAAGGGGTGGCACATGTGGGGCTCTTAAAAGCCGCACAACCTTACCCAGATCTGACGCAGCAAGCCCAACTGACAGTCAAGCTGCTCGGCGAACGTCAAGCCAGTGAACTGCAGGCGAAAGGCGCCGACAAAGGCGTCACATATGGACCGTCGTATAACAAAAACCTCAGTCCAAACTCACTCGATAGACGAGTGTTGCAGTTACAGCTAGACATTGAGTTGGAAGATGCCGACAACGCACAGTTGCTGCAACGACTTGACCAGTTGATAACCCAGTGTGAGGCGCTTGTGATGGTGGACGAAATGCCCATCCATTGGCAGCACTTTATCGCCCAAAAAAGCGATATATCGTTTAGTCATCAAGTCAGCTCAACACTGGCAAAAGCGCAGCTTTACTGGGATTTTTATTATCAAGTGGAATACCCAGACGACCCACCTGGACCTGCCATTACCGAAGTGTATTTGGGGCCCAAAGGGGGAGAATATAAGCTGATCAATAAAGCACCTACCACAACTTAGGAGCGATTATGTTAGCAAATCAACAGCAGTCCGAACTGGCTGTCTCTGACATGCAGCATCGCTTTGCCAAATTGATTTCAATCGGCACGGTTGAAGAAGTTGACTTTGATTTGGCGAGGGTCAAAGTGCGGATCGGTGAGTGGTTGACCGCAAAATTACCTTGGCTGACCAATCAAGCTGCCCAAGACATGACATGGCAAGCCCCAGAAGTGGGTGAGCAAGTATTAGTACTCGCTCCCAGTGGAGATATGGCACAAGGCATTGTATTGGGGAGTTTGTATGCCAATGGTCATGAGCAACCGCATTTCAAAATGAACCATGTGGTGGATGCGACCAGTGCAACTGGTGATGAGTTAGTACAAAGCCTAAGTGCTGTACCAACGGAGTCCCGTGAGCATGTCCAGCGTACTCACTATCAAGATGGTGCTATTGTTCAATATGATCGAGAAAAACATGCCTACGATATTTTTGTGCCAGAATCTCAAGGTGATAACCCTGCCCAAATAAATATCTTTTCCGGTGGCGAAGTGAATATTGAGTGTAAGCAAAATGCCAACGTGTTGGTGCATGGTGAAACCGACATTAATGGTAAGAAAAATATCTCAATTACCGCAACTGAAGCGCTAAATTTGACAGGGAAATCCGTCAATATTACCTCTAAAGAGGAAGGAACCAATGTGATTGCAGAGCAAGGCGATATGTTTATACAGACCAAGCAAGGCGCAATGACATTAGACTCAACAGCCGATACCACCATTAAAACCGCTGCTGCAATGACAGTCAAAGCTGGTGGGGTAATGAAGCTAGACGGTTCAGCAATCAAAGCACAGGAGGGCTAGCATATGCCTGCTATTTCAGTTGATGGTGCTATCACAGATATTCACGGTGGGTATGCCCCCGGCGTGATTTCTGCTTCAGGTCCCAAGTTTACAGTGGGTGGTATTGATGTACTTCGTGAAGGAGACAGTGTCAGTGTGCACGTTTATATGCCAGACCCAAAAGTTAACCACTCAGGAAAGGTTGTGCAAGCGGGCGCCCCCAATTTTACCATAGGCGGCAAAGCGGTTGCTAGGTTAGGGGACCCAACAAACTGTGGCGGTAAAATTGCGATTGGTGTGGGCAGCTTCACGGTAGGAGATAAATGATGATTGGAATGAACGCGCAAACGGGTAAGCCGTTAGGTGGCGTTGAGCATTTAAAGCAAAGTATTCGCGACATTGTGACAACGCCGCTCGGTAGTCGAGTTATGCGTCGTGATTATGGCTGTGGGTTATTTGAACTCGTCGATAGACCGTTTTCTCACAACCTAGTTGGTGATATTACCATGTCGATTGCCAATGCATTAGATAGGTGGGAGCCACGCTTTCGACTTGAAGGTGTGTCGGTGCATCCTGCAGGTCAGGGCCAAGTCGATATTACCATTGAAGGTCTTTACCTTATTAACAATGAGCCGGTGACGATAGAAGGGATCTTGCTCTAATTTATATTGGTTGGCATATCAGTCAACTTTTCACACTTAACTTCATTCTGTACTGATTGGTACAGATAAAAAATTAATCAACTTAAGCCATGCGACTGACTTGAATTTTCAAGCTCGGTCACATGGCTTTTTTATTAGCTAATTGACATACCTTTAAAGGAGATATCTATGTCGCAATTTCTACACGGTGTAGAAGTCATCGAGGCGCAGTCTGGTACGCGCCCAATTAAAACAGTAAAAAGCTCAGTAATCGGTCTGATTGGTACTGCTCCACAAGCAAATACTGAAAAGTTCCCTCTTAACACACCGGTTTTAATTGCTGGTAAACGTGCGGAAGCTGCGTTGTTAGGTGAGCAAGGCACATTGCCTGCTGCGATTGATGGTGTATTTGATCAAGCCGGTGCGGTTGTGGTTGTTGTTCGTGTCGACGGCGATGATGACAATGCAGTCATGACTAACATTCAAGGCGGTGTTGCTGCTGATGGCAGTTATGAAGGTGCATACGCTTTCTTAGGTGCTGAGTCTGTATTAGGTGTTACACCTCGTATTCTAGTTGCTCCAGGTTTTACTCATCAGCGTCCATCTGGCGCAGCTAACCCTGTTGTTGCAGAGCTAGTTGGTATTGCAGAGCGTCTTCGCGCTGTGATCATTGCGGATGGTCCAAATACAAATGATGCCGATGCGATCGCATATCGTGGTGATTGCTCATCTCGTCGTGTGTTTGTGGTTGACCCTCAGGTGAAAGTATTCAAAGAAGGTGCCGTTGTAAATGAGCCTGCAAGTGCTCGTGTTGCGGGTATGATTGCTAAATCTGACAATGACCGTGGATTCTGGTGGAGCCCAAGTAACACGGCTATGAACGGTATTGTAGGTACTGCACGTCCAGTAGACTTCCAGCTTGGTGATAAGAATGCGCGTGCAAACTTATTAAATGAAAAAGAAGTATCTACAATCATTCGCCAAAACGGTTTCAAACTATGGGGTAACCGTACTTGTGCGACAGACCCTAAGTGGGCTTTCCTATCAGTTGTTCGTACAGCGGATATGATTAACGACTCGCTACTTCGTGCACATATGTGGGCTGTTGACCGCAACATCACGTCAACTTACATCAAAGATGTGACAGAAAGCGTTCAAGCTTACCTTGATAGCTTAAAAGCGCAAGGCGCTATCCTAGGTGGTCAAATCTGGGCTGATGAAGACCTTAACACGCCTGAAAATATTCAAGCGGGTAAAGTGTACTTCAGCTTTGATTTCACTCCGCCAACACCTGCTGAGCACATCACGTTCAAGAGCATCTTAACTAACAACTACCTAGAGGAAATCGTATAATGGCAATGTCTCCTAAAATCCTAAAGAAATCAAAGCTGTTTGTAGATGGTAAGGGTTACCTTGGCATTGCGGACGAAATCTCGCTTCCTAAAGTCACAGTTAAAACACGTGAAGTGACTTCAGGTTTCCAAGCGCCAATCGAGCTAGATGTAGGTCAACTTGAAAAGCTTGAAGGTTCAATCACGTTACTAGAGTACAACGCAGATGTACTTAAGCTTCTTGGTGATTGGGGCGGTACTGGCAGAACAATCAATCTGACTGCACGTGGCGCTATTCAAAAGCAAGGCGCTGCACCAGAGCCTGTCGTTGTCACATTACATGGCTTCTTCAAAGAAGTAGACATGGGTAGCTGGAAAGACGGCGAAGAAGCGAAAATGACGCTGCAATACGCTGTTCAAAAGTACAAGTTAGAAGTGAACAACGAAGTTATCTACAACATTGACCTGTACAACGATATTCGCGAAATCGCGGGTGTTGATCACATGGCTAACCTACGCAAGACTATCGGAGCTTAATCTATGACTGAAATCATTAAACTGACTTTCCCTGTTACGGTCGATGGGCATGAGTATGCAGAACTAAAAATGAGACGACCTAAAGTGCGCGATCGGTTAATGGTTGATAAAGCGGATATTAGCGAATCTGAAAGTGAAATCCGTTACTTCTCACATTTGTGTGAAGTGTCTCCAGATATCATCGAAGAGCTAGATTGGAGCGACTTTGTTAAGTTACGCGAGGCGCTCCAGGCTTTTCTCGTATCCCGCCCAAGCGTCTAAAAGCAATGGTGATTGCCCTGGCTAAGTACACAGGGTGGGGCTTGCAAGAACTCAACGGGCTGACTGAAGACGAACTCATCGAGTGGTTTGAAGCAGCGGTTGATTATAAAGAAGCAACAGAGGCGGGGTAACCCGCCTTTTTTTCACCAGCGCAAGTTTGATAGCTCAAGGACTTAAGCGCAGTTTTAGGGTCTTGAGCTATCAACCTTGGCACAGTGCCGTTCGTTGCGCTGTGCAATCCACACATTCCCGCTTATTTCTCTTCCTAGGTATGATTATGAAACATCAAGGATTGTCTGCAAAAGACCGTTCAAAGAACAAAGTAAAGTACCGCCTACCTAAGCAGGATCAGGTTGATCCAAATGTTCAATTAGGCAGTTTGCTTGCTAATTTGGTTAAAGCTAAAAAGCCATTAGATACCAGCGCATTAGAGGCTGTGATAGGGCAATTAGCCAATGTTAATGTCAATGAATTACTGGGCAATACCAGTCAGGTAATCTCAACCCATTTGACGCAATTTTCCAGCGCACAAGCAAAGTCAAATAATGCGGTTACGCACAGTGCACAGATGCTGCAAGGGGCTCAAGATGAGCAACAAGCAGAGACACTGAAAGCGCAAGTGGATGCCAAAATTGGTGATGGCACAGGTTTGAGCGGTGCCATTAAATCACTGGCAGAGCAAGTATCAGCGTTAGATTTTCAGCAATTACAAACAGCAGCAAGCAATGAGCTTGCACAGCTGCAGGCTGCACTGCCACAGCTTTATGATGGCTTACCTATTAACGCATTGAGTGAGTCTTTAGCCACGGCAACCGCGCAAGTGCAAAATACGGATGCGCAAAATACTTTAGATTTGCAGCTTGATGCATTGCGCCAAGCTGCACCCGTTATGGTTGATGCACTGGGTATTGCGCAAATGGGTAGCGATATCATCAGTGCCACGCAGGGCATTGCACAAGGTACCAGTAGTGCGACCTTCAACGAAGATTTAAATACGTTGATCCAAAATGCTCCCCAGGTGCTTGAAACGTTTGGCTTTGATAAAGCCAGTGATGTGGTTAAGCAAACGTTGCCTGCCATCTCTTCGGTTAATTTTAAAGAGGTATTTGAGGGCGATATAACAAGCTTAGCAAGTGCAGCGCCTGAGCTGTTGAATGCGTTTGACTTATCAGAAGCAGCTAAAACACTCGAAGGCGCATTGCCTGTTGTTGAAGCGCTTAATGTTAAAGAGCTACTCAATGGTGACTTATCTAGCTTAGTTGATGCGGCACCTGAAGTGCTCAATGCATTGGATATGTCCAGTGCCGCGCAAACTTTAGAGCAGGCATTGCCAGCGCTTGAGCAAGTCGATATCGCGGCGGTGATGCAAGGTGATTTAAGTACGCTGCAAAGTGCGGCGCCTGAATTACTCAAAGCGGTTGATTTATCTGCGGCGACGCAATCTTTAGCACAGCATATTCCGGCCTTGTCTCAGTTGGACTTGGCAAGCGTTATCGACGGCGACTTAAGTCAAGTTGTGAGCATTGCGCCTGAATTATTAAAGTCAGCTGGCTTTGAGCAGGTCTCAAACACGCTCAGTGCAGCCATGCCTGCATTACAGCAGCTTGACTTAAAAGGCATTGCCAGTGGTGATGTTTCAAGCTTGATGTCAGCGGCGCCTGATTTGTTGGCCTCGGTTGGTTTGAATGAAGCATCCGAAACACTCGGAGCGGCTTTACCTGCGTTACAGCAGCTCGATTTAAAAGGCATTGCCAGTGGTGATGTTTCAAGCTTGATGTCAGCGGCGCCCGATTTATTGGCCTCGGTTGGTTTGAATGAAGCATCCGAAACACTCGGAGCAGCTCTACCTGCGCTACAACAGCTTGATTTAAAAGGTATTGCTAGTGGTGATGTTTCAAGCTTGATGTCAGCGGCGCCCGATTTATTGGCCTCAGTTGGTTTGAATGAAGCATCCGAGACTTTAGGTGCAGCGCTGCCTGCGCTACAGCAGCTTGACTTAAAAGGCATTGCCAGTGGTGATGTTTCAAGTTTGATGTCAGCAGCGCCTGATTTGCTAGCCTCGGTTGGTTTGAATGAGGTATCCGAGACACTCGGAGCGGCTTTACCTGCGCTACAGCAGCTTGATTTAAAAGGCATTGCCAGTGGTGATGTTTCAAGTTTGATGTCAGCGGCACCAGGCTTGTTAAAAGCTGCTGGGCTAGATGAAGCGTCCGAAACGTTAGGTGCAGCATTGCCTGCGCTACAACAGCTTGATTTGAAAGGCATTGCCAGTGGTGATGTTTCAAGCTTGATGTCAGCAGCGCCAGGTTTATTAAAGGCGGTAGGTTTAGATGAGATCGGTGCAACGTTAGATGCGGCGCTACCAGCTTTACAAAAGCTAGACACTAAGGCGATTTTGGAGGGTGATTTAAGCTCATTGATGCAGCAAGCACCGCAACTGCTTAATGCATTTGGGCTGCAAGATGCAGCAAGTTTATTCACAAAGCACTCTGCGCTGATTGAGAAGCTCGATTTCAAAGGTATTTTAAATGGCGACCTATCGTCATTGACTGGCGCTGTTCCCGATTTATTAGCTGAGTTTGGTCTCGGCGAGCTAGGTCTTGAATCACTATTTGAAGGTGATGGAGAGGAAGGGGAACAGTCTAAAAAGTCGAAGAAGAAATCGAAGAAGAGCTCCAAAAAACAGCGTAAAAAGAAATCCAAGCGAGATAAAAAGAGTAAGCAAAGTAAGACCTCGGACGTTGATAACGATGCTGCTGATAACGGCAAAGAAACGAAGCTAAATCAGACGCCTGAGAAAAAGCAGGATAAGCGTAAAAAGCGCTCCAAGCCTGTATTGAAAATTTTGGACGGTGGCAAAGCAAAACCGGCAGATCAGCAACTCCAAGACAGTAAAACAGAGTCCGTTAAGCAGCACGATAAAGATAAGCAATCTAAACAGCAATCGACTAACCAGTCAAAACCTGGAAAGTCATCTAAAGCGCCTAAGGCTGCTAATGACGCAATTTTCTCGAAGTTGGGTAAGTTTTTCAGCCAAAAAGGCGGTGGCATAGCGAACTTTGCGAAAAATAGCTTAAAAAGTGTTGGTCGGTTAAATGCAGCTGCAACAGTTGCAATGAGTGGCTTTGATGCATACTCCGCTTTGACCGATGACTCTTTAAGTAAGCGTGAAAAAACCAGTGCTGTAGGTGGCGCTATTGGTTCTGCTGGCGGTGCCTTGGCTGGCGCTGCTGCGGGGGCTGCGATTGGATCCGTGGTACCTGTTGTTGGTACAGCGATCGGTGGCATTATTGGTGGTGCTATCGGTGCATTTGGCGGTGAATCTCTTGGCTCCTCTCTCGGTGATACATTGGGCGGTTGGCTCTTCGAAGATGACCCTAAAGAGGAAGCAGCCAAAGCAGATGAGTCTGTCCCAGTATCAAACACTTTGGCACAAAACCAAGCTGACACCGAGTTTAAAGAGCCAGTAGCAAAAACCTCAGACAATACGTCGCAGCCTGCGAATTCTCCTTTGCAATTTGTCAAAGACAATGTCATCAATGAAGCTAACATGTTTACTGGCACTATGGCGGCGGTTGAGCAAGCTTCGGGTAAGCCAAATGGGAAGTGGAACAAGGCTTCTCAGCAAGGGCAAATGTTCGGACATGCATTAAATGGTCACACTATTTATCAAGCGGCGGTTAATGATGACTTATCAACAGAGGAAAAAGCACGCACAATCGGCGGTACTGCGACCGGTGCGGTGACTTCTGAGGTTGTATCTCACTTTGTTGGCATGGTGCCAAAATATGGCAAATTCCTAGGTCCAGTTGCCGGGTATCTAACGAATGCTGTGATGTCTCAAGTCGGAGGAGATTTCTTCGCTAACCTGTTTAGTGATGAAAAACCGCAACAGACTGACGCTGCTAAGACCAAACCCCCTTTATCAACGCCTGCACCTCAGGCCCTTGCTGAGTCGGGTGTATCAAACTCGCAAATCAGCAGTGATGTGCAAGCACAACATGTCGCTGGCAACATTACTGTGAATGCAAATATCACGGTGAATGCACAGTCTGAACAGCAAGCACATGAGATAGCACAGCAAGTGAAGCAAGTGCTAGATCAACAGCAGCAACAAGCGATGCGCGATTATCGTGCTCGATATTATAACGAAGTAGCTTAAGGGGAGTGCCCCTTAAGCTTTCATACGAGGACTTTCGATGGCAAAGATCAATCATGCCAATTACATGATGCAGCTGGGCGAATATAAGTTTTCTGTCAGTACAGCGGCGTTTCAAAAATTACAGTTTAATACCGAATATCGCTGGAAAGACCTTGAGTCACAAACCGATAAAAATAGCCCGGTAAAGCAATTTATTGGGGTTGGTGAGCAAACTTTAGAGCTTGACGGAACTATCTTTCCGCAACTGGTTGAAAACGGCTTAAAGCAGCTTGACTTTATGCGAGAAGAGGCAACCAAAGGTGTACCTCTTACGCTGACATATGTAGAAGAAAGCGGTAAGTCTAGTCCGAGTGTGGGGCGAGTACTTGGCAAGTGGGTAATTAAATCAATCAACGAGACGCGCACGCTATTTTTGAATGACGGTATTCCAAGAGAGATCCAATTTAGCATGCGTCTGTCACGCTACGATGGTAATGAGGGAAATAAATAATGAGTGCAGTAAGTTACATTACACGAGATGGTGACTGTCTCGATTTGATTTGCTTTCGACATTATGGTCGCAGTTCAGGGATGGTAGAGCGTGTACTTGAAGCCAACTATGGCCTTGCCGACTTGGGACCTATTTACCCTGAAAATATTAAAATTGTCTTACCGGATGTACCTAAGCCAAAAGTACAACGTGAGATCAATATTTGGGAGTAATTGGCGATGGAGTTACAGCCACAATATTCAGTAAAAGCCAATGGTAATGAGGTTGCAGAAAAGCTACGCGATAGAATCGCTGAAGTCAGTGTGACGCTTCGCACTGGGCTGCTAAGTGACATGTGCGTGGTTAAATTCGACAACCTTGAAAAAGCGCCTATCACCTTACCAGAACCGACCGATAAGCTTGAAATCGCGATGGGCTACAAGCAAGGCACCGAAGACGGAAAAGCCCCAAGTGTTGTCCTTGGTGAGTTTGAAGTCGGTGAATATCAGATTGTGGGCCCAGTACGTGCGCTGGAGCTAGTGGGTAATAAAGTGTTTTGGGATCAGAACTTAAAAGCGGCTAAGCTAAAATCTTGGCCCAGCGATCCTGATAACCCATTGACGCTTGGTAGCCTGATCTCTGAGATTGCACAAGAATATGGACTCACCCCCCGTATCGCCCCAGCGCTTGATAGCATCACTTTGCCACACATTGAGCAAAGTGAGAGCGATATGCAGTTGATGAGCAAGCTCGCTGTTCAGCATGACGCGGTGATGAAAATCATCAATGACAACCTAGTGTTCATGAAAAAGGGCACTGGGCGATCATTGTCGGGACAACCTTTGCCGCAAGTAACCCTTGAGCCCAAATGGATTGTTGACTGGAAGTTCAATACATTGCATTACCGCTTAACCAAAGAAGTGGTTGCTAAATATCATGATTTGGATATCGCGCAGTTACAAACGGTTTCAGCAGGCGGTGGCTCACCTAGTTTGACTTTACCATATACCTACGCAGATGAAGCGAGTGCGCAACATGCCGCGGATAGTAAGCTGGCACAGCTTAATCGAGCACATGTGAGTGCGGATATGGTGGTGTATGGCAACCCAGATATTGTGGCGGGCGCTGTGGTTGAAGTACAAGGTACACAAAGCGCGCTTGATAAGTCTTGGTTTGTGAAAGAGGTTAGGCATGTCATCAATGGGTATGGCTTTTTGTCCTATTTGCAATGCGAAACTTTATCTGAATAA